GATCTCCCCCTGGGCGAGGCCCAAGAGCCGGGCGGTTACCAGGAGGCCCGGGTCAAGGCCGATGCCGAACTGAAACAGGTCCAGGCCCGGCGCAACGAATTCTTGTATGAGCGGGAGAAGGGGCGCTACGTGCGGACCGACACTGTGGGCCGGGAGCTGGCCGACAGGGCCCAGGCTCTCAGGCTGCATCTGGCGAACTGGATCCAGGAGGTTTCCGGGGATGTGGCCGCTATATTTGGCGGCGATGATCAGCGATCCAAAGAACTGGTCGCCCTGGTGGAAGGGGACGAGGCCAAGGCCCAGGAGCTGGCAGGATGGATGTTTTCCAGATCATCCGAGCTGGTGGCCATGTTCCGGCAGCGGCTCAAGGATGCTCTGAGCTCCTACGCTCAGGGGGCCTGGTTCACCGACGAAATGGCCTCGGCCTGGGAATCCTATCTGGCCGGGATCGACGATGATGCCGAAAAGATCACCCTCGAAGCCATCGACCTGGTCAACGGGGATCCCGCCCTGGTCGACAATCTGCGCACTCGGTTCATCCTTTCCAGGAGGGATGACTGATGTCCTACCTGCCGCCTCCGTTTACTCTTCTGCCCGGTGAGATTCAGGTTCTGGAATCCAGGCCCCGCGTCTCCACAGCCGACTGGGCTGAAAAGAACTTCCGGATAGTGGCCGGTCCCTATGCGGGTCAGTATTTTCAGCACAATCTGGCCCCGTACGCCAAGGGCATCATGGATATGTGGGACCGTCCATGCGTGCGGAAAATCTTCATTGTCGCACCATCCCAGACCACCAAGACCTCTATCGGGTACGCATGTATTGCCGCCGACGTTTGGCGTGACCCCGCCTCGGCCGGCATCGGCATGCCCGACGAAAAGGCCGCGGCCAGGATCTTCGAGGAAAAGCTTGGCAAGCATTATTTGAAATCACCCATGCTCAGAAAGGATTTGATCCCGGACAAGCAGGCCATTCAGAAGACCAAGCTTTTGCTCAAGGGGGCCACCATCTACGGGCTTTGGTCGGGCTCGGAATCGTCCATGTCTTCGGTATCGCTGCGTGTTCTCATGATCGACGAGGAAGACGCCAACATGGATAAGTCCTCTGTCTCCACCATGGAGGAGCGGACCATCTCGTACCAGCACGATTCCAAGATCATCCGGGTATCGAAGCCTCGTGGCACCGAAGACGAGGGCACTATCTGGAAGGACATGAAAAACCAGTCCCAGGCAATCTACCAGTTCAAGGCCGTGTGCCCTGCCTGCCGGACCGCCCAGATCATGATCAAGGATCGGATCAGGGTTCCTGAAGGCATACGAGATGCCAAGGAGATCCTGCACAAGAAGCTCGCATGGTACGAGTGCGAGTGCTGCGGGTATCAGTGGAACGATCACATCCGCAATCTCGCAGTCGCCGGTGGCCATTGGTGGACGGAAACACCAGTGTCCAACCCGGAAACAGTGGGATTCCACTTGCCGTCCTGGGTATCCCGGTACGTCTCCTTGTCCAAGGTCGCACACGATTGGTTCCTTGCCCACCAGGCAGGGACCCCGGGGCAGCTGACCAGGTTCGACAACAACCACAAGGCCATGCCCGGCAAGGTGGTCAGCGTGCAGACCGATGAGGACCGCGTCCGCGACATGGTCCGCCCGGACTGTCCGCCCATGATCGTCCCATCCGAAGCCGTGGCCCTGACCATGGGCATCGATGTCCAGATGCTCGGATTCTATTACGTGGTCCGCGCCTGGGCCAAGTCCGGGGAATCCTGGTTGGTGGAATATGGCTGGTTGGATTCGTGGGGCGACATCGAGCGCGTAGTCTTTGAAACCACATGGCCCGTGGATGGGATGGATGAGCAGATGGGAATCTGGCGCGCCGGCGTGGATCTGGGTGGAGCCGCCGAGGGGCAGGACAAGACCCAGGGCTGGTCCCAGAGCGAGGAAACCAAGCGGTGGCTTTTGAGCCTGGACGATCTCGGTGTTGATCTGGACCGAGTGTATGCCGTCAAGGGGGCCAGCCGGCCACAGGACCAGGTTGTTCGACCCAGTAAGGTCGGCCTCGAGCCCGGCGTTCCGGCCAAATTTCAAACCCCGATTATGATCCGGCTGCTCGACACCGTGGAACTCAAGGATCAGATCGCCATGGTCCGGCTCAAGAAGGAATCACGCCAGCCCATGTGGCTCCACCGTGATGTGGCCGAGGACTATATCAAGCAGATCACGTCTGAAAAGCGCATCCCCGGAAAAGGCAAGAACGGCAGGGCGCTATGGGATGCCGGCGGTCGCGCAAACCATTTACTGGACTGCGAGGTCTACGCGGCTGCGTGTGCTCATGCCGACTGGGCCCCTCGCCTCCAGCAGCTGCCCGGCCCACAATACGCTCTTCCGGAAAATTCAGTCCCGACGTCAGGAGCTCATGCCGGCAACGGCCTTTCAGGAATGAGAATCAACCCCTGGGCACGATGAGACAAGGAGATACAATGGAACAGATGATGACAGCCGAACAACCAAGCCCCGGCGTTTCGCCGGAGATATTGAAAAAAATCGTGAACAAAGTGCTCACATCGGATGCCGTGGATTACTCGCCGGTGGAAGGGGTGTGGTGTCCGGTGTGCGGGGCACACTTAAAGGGCGGCAACATGGGGGTCCGGCGGACCAGGGCGTGGTATCAGGGCTCCCGAGAGAGGTACCATATGTGCCCAGTGTGTGGCATGAAATTCAAGAGCATCGAGGCAATCGGCTAGTTTGCCGCCAAAAAAACAAACAAAACCGCCTTAATTTCTCAGGGTGTTTTTTGTTGAGAAAAACTACCTGGTTTCTAAATTAGAAACCAGGTATCTTGACCACACTCCTGCTTTTCGTGGTACAACGGTGTCAATCGAAATCACCATGTCCCACGGAGCACCATGTCTCTCACCGTTGCACAGATAGATACCGCCATCGAATCCATCCTGACACTTGGTCAGTCATACAGCCTTGACGGTGTGGAATACACGCACGCCGACCTGGACAAGCTGCGCCTGCTTCGTCGGGAGATTCAGGGCGAGGAAGCGAATTCCACACAAGGCACCATTTTCGCCCGGTCCCTCATTGGCTCGCCCAGGAGGGGATGCTGATGGCCATGCGTCCAGTCAATCGGGGCCGCCTTGGCCGGCAGACCAGAAGAGAGGGCGCATCCGCCCAGGGGCATCTCACTTCCTGGACCGATGCCCTGGTCAATCAGATCATGGCCGAGCGGGAGAAACATCGCGTTTCCAACCGCGCTCTGGATCTCTATACCAACGACGCCATGGCACACGGGCTGCTCGAGTCCCTTGTTGTCGAGGCCGTGGGTATCGGCGTCACCCCCCACCCGTCGCCTGATTTTGAAGCCCTGGGCCGGGACCGCAAATGGGCTGACACCTACCGGCGTCAGGCCCTGCGCGGATGGAACAGGTGGGGTCTCGACTGTCGGAATTTCTGCGACGCCACCTCCCGGCTGAACATCTACGGGCTCCAGCAGCTCGCATATTTCATGTGGAAACTGGACGGCATCGGCCTGTTTCAGATCGTTTGGCGCGATCGCCCGTTTGCTCCATCCCCTATTGCCATTCTCCCCATTGATCCCGGCCGATTGGTCACCCCCGCTGATCGGCCGGGTGAACCCATTTACGACGGCATCAAGATCGATGACTACGGATCCCCTAAATCCATCTTCCTGGTTCGCCCGGAAAAATATTCCACCTGCGCGACAGGATACGCTCCCGCCTCTGCCTGCCAGGAGATCGATGTTGTTGATCAGGCCACCGGTCTCCCCCGCGTGCTGATGGTGACCGGTGTGCGCGGTGTGTCCGAGTATCGGCAGGATTCCCTGCTCGGCCCGGTGATCACCGAGCTCAGAGACAACAAGGACTTTGTCGGGGCCGCCCTGGTCCGTTCGCTTATCTCCAACCTGTTTGTCATGTTCATTGAAAACGCCCAGGCCCAGGCCCGCACGGACATCACCCAGCGGATCATCGAGATGGACAAGGGGACCATCCTCCAGGGCGGCAATCGGGAGATCCCGCACTTTTTTGAAAACCGGGCCGCACCAGACGGGTACGACACCATGTTCAACTCCATCATCCGCCGCCTCGGCATGGCCACGGCCAGGGGGTCCGAAAACGTGA